ATACTTGAATATTTTAAATATATTCGTTAAACATTGTTAAAAAAAATAAAAATAAAATTTAATGATTTCTTTATTAAATTTTATTGATACAGGATTTATAATTACTTTAGGCTTATTACTACTAGTTTCTGGGGCGGTTATGTTATATTGTTATAGACGGTTAAATATTTTAGAAAATAGTTTAATTGAACATGGTAAAATTTTACAAAATTTTATTGTAAATTATAATAATCAAATTTTAGCTACTCAACAAAATCAATTAGGAGGTTTAGAATCTCAACCTACTACAAATTTACAAAATCAAAATAGAATTAGTGTTTCTGATGATGAAGATGATGATGATGAGGAGGAAGATGATAATGATGATGAAGAGAGTGATGAAAATTTAGATCAAGAAAGTGATGAAGAAAGTGATGAAGAAGATGAAGAAGAAGATTTAGTAATAACAAATGATACTTTTGAACCAATGAATGAAGAAAATCCAGAAGATGTATTTTTAACAAATTTACCAATTGATTTAACTGAATTAAATTTAGATTCAAAAATTATTAAATTAGAAACACCAGAAATAGAAGTAGAACCTACAGAAAAAGTAAATGAAAAAAAAAATTATAGTAGAATGAAGGTAGATGAATTAAGAACTTTAGTAGTAACTAAAAATTTAATAAGTAATGAAGAAGCACAATCAATGAAAAAAAATGATTTACTAAAATTATTACAATAAATTTTTAATAAAAATATATTATAAAATTATATATTAAATGAGTTGGGGTACTTGCTACAAAGGTTCAAATAATATTCATTTTAATTTTCCTCCTTTAATGGATGATGGAAGAAATTATTCAAATTACGAAGCTGGTGCTAGTTTAGATAATAAATTAAAAAAAGAAGCAAATATAAAAACTAATAGTGATTACAGAAGATATTTACAAAATAACGCAGATTCAATTATTAAAAATAATCAATTAAGTGCTTGTGATGAATGTAGCACTTGCCCATATTATTCATCAACAAATCAAAATTTACCAACTACAAAACCATATATTTTTGATTCTATTATTTCAGATAATCAACCATTTGGTTATGAAACAAGTGATTTAAAAAATATATATTTATCAAAACAAGTTTTAGAGGCTCAAATGCATGCTCCAAGATTTAGAATTCCAAATGAAGAAAAATAAAAATTTCTTTTTAATTAATTTTTGTAATTAAAAAGAAAAAAATCTATGACAATATTATAAAACTATGCCGATGGCTTTTCTAGACACTTTAATGGCGCCTTTAGGCAAAGAACATTGCACTGTATACTATGTTCTTGGTCTTTTAACATTATTTTTTGCTGTTTTAGCAGTTCTAAATGGTGTTTATCAAATGTTAGACAAAAAATCTAGAACAACTGGTTTATTTTTAATTCTTAATTCATTAACCATGTTCTTCATGTATTATTTATACAGAATTGTTTACTCTATTTGCATCAAAACTTTGTAAATTATTCAATATCTAGAAAATAAGACATAATCCATATTAATAAAAATGGAGCTAATATAATTGAATCTATATGAGTAAAAATAGCAATTACATATGCAATCAAAGCATGTTTTGTGGCTATTTTTACTCTTTTCTTTTTTAAATCTTTTTCATCACCAACTTCATCATCTTCATATAGCACAAACATAACATAATAACTAAAAATTATTATACCAATAAATGAAATAATGAAGTATTTATTTGTAATAAAATTTAATGCATTTTTTTGATCTTTATTAATTATTATACTTACAATAGTAATTATAATTAATGAAAATACTGCTAATAAAAATTTAATAATTTCATTAGCCTTAATTTTTTCTTTTACTTCAGACATTTATATATTATTTTAATATTAATAAATAAATAAAATTATTTATTAATATTAATGAAAGTTCTTAGTATTGATATTGGAATAAAAAATTTGGCTTATATTATTCTTCAACATGATACAAATAAAGAAGCATTTAATATTGAAAAATGGGATGTAATTAATCTTTGTAATAAAATACCCAGTTGTTCTACGTGCCATAAACCAGCCAAATTTTATAAAGATTGTAATTATTTTTGCACTAAACATAGTAAGAATACAGAATATAAAATTCCAACAATTAATACTAAAAATTTACCTAAACAAAATTTAAAAAATATTATATCTATAGCAAATGAAAGTAATATAGAATTTGAAAAGAATATATCTAAAAATGAATTAATAAAAGTAATTGAAGACCACATTAATAATACATGTTTAAATGTAATAGAAATATTAAATGCTAATGATATAAATTTAATTGATTTAGGTATAAATTTAAAAAAAGAATTTAATGAATTATTTACAAATATTGATTTACAAAATATAGATATTATAATTTTAGAAAATCAAATTAGTCCAATAGCAAATAGAATGAAAACAATACAAGGAATGATAGCCCAATATTTTATTGATTGTAATAATTATAATATTGAATTTATGTCTGCTGCTAATAAATTAAAACTTTTTAATAATAGTAAAAAAACAACATATTCTGAAAGAAAAAAATTAGGAATTCAATATACACAAGAATTACTTTTAAAAAAAGAAATGATTAATCATTTAGAATATTTTAATAAAAATAATAAAAAAGATGATTTAGCAGATTGTCTTTTACAAGGTATATATTATCTTTCTACTTTTAATAAACTTTTTATTTAGAAAATAAATTATTACAATAATATATATGAGTTTATTAATAAGAAGTGAAAAAGATTTACCTTTATTGGAAAAACCATTTCTAGATAGGAAATTAAATAAATTAAGCAAAACAATTTCAGCGTCTTTTGCAAAAAAAATATATGGTGAAGATTCAAAACCAATACAGTTTTGTAAAGATCCAGATAAAACAAAAACTGTTAAAGTTCAGTTTGCTAAAGTAAAAGATCACTTGTTATCTAAAATTCATGAAGCAAGAGATACTAGTTTTTATAATATTTTAGCATTATATTTCGAACAGTATTTTAAACTTATAAAACATGGTGAAAAAGAAAGTAGCCTTATGACTGATTCACAGTTTGATGATTTTTTAGAAGATATAAATCATTTAAATGTACAATTAGGTATAGTTTATGAACCAGTATATCCAGAAGATTACAAAGGTTATATTTTAATGCAAGTAGACAGATCTAATTTGGATAAGCCTCCTTTTAGCTTAACTGGAACTTTAGTGCAAGATCAGCGTGATGATGAAACTTGTGATTTTACTGGTCAATTTATAACAATAAATCCAAACATAATTTTTACTGATATTGAAAAACATAGACAAATTAAATACATTGGTGGAAAAGAATATTATATGAGTTTTGGTGAATATGGTGCAATTTATTTACAGGGTAATGTTGATTCTAACGGTGAAAAACGTGGAAAAGAGTTAAGAAAACTCCGTGCCCGATTTGTACAACAAATGTCATCTGGAAATTTTGATTTGGACGATGATGATGATGGAAGTGAATATGGTGATGATGATGATTATGGAGATAGACCCCGATTCTCAAAATCCGCCGCCTCCAATTTTGGCCGTGCCGTCACCGCGCATAAGGCCGAAGGCACGCGCATCGAAGAAGCCGCCCGGAGCGCTCTCCCTAGTCGTCGCGATGCCGACGAAAAACTTACCGGTAGACTTGACAGAGATGCTGTAAAATCCGGGGGTGAAGAAGAGCGACGAGCTGTAGCCTTTGGGGCCGGAGTCGAAACACCAGGAGCAAAATCAGGTGCAAAACCAGCTCCACCTCCACCTCCACCTCCACCTCCACCTCCACCACCACCACCACCGCCAACGACACCACAACCAAAACAAGATTTAAGAGAAGCGAGTGAAACCGTGATTCCGGTGGGGAAGGAAGGGGGGGCCACCGTCGACGCGCTGAGGGGGGAGCTGACCAAGCTTGGACTGCCTACGGATGGCAAGAAGGAAGTCCTCGTCACGCGGCTGAAGGAGGCACGGGCGAGAGCAGCAGAAGGAGTTGATTCCCGTGCTACTCCCCAACCTGTCGATGCTCAAATTTTTATGAGAGATCAGGGATCTGCAGCCGAGATAGCAGCAAAAGCTGCTGCAGTATCTAGTCGCCTTGCTGCTAAAGACAAAGAGCAACCTCAAGAAGCTATAGCTACTCCCACTCCACCTGGTGCTGTCCCCGCCGTCGCCGCACAAGTAGGTGGAAGAAGAAAAAAACATAAAAAAAGTAAAAAATATTATAAAAAAACACAAGCCAAAAAAAGAAAGAAAACAAAAAAAAGATAAATATATTAATTTTTTAAATAATAATATATTTATTTTTCGTATTACTTAAAAATTTAACTTCTATTTAAAACATAATAATATGGACGTCATAGA